AGATCCATTCCAAGTATTGTGTCACCGGGCTTTAGAAAAGCCTGATAGACTGCTGTATTTGCATTGACCCCGCTATGAGGTTGTACATTAGAATAGTTACATCCATAGAGTTCTTGTACTAATCTATTTGCAAGAAGCTCTATCTGATCCATAAACTCACAGCCGTTATAGTATCGAGCACCTGGGTATCCTTCTGCGTATTTATTAGTAAATACACTTCCACACAAATCTCTAACTTCTTTACTAGCAAAATTTTCACTAGCAATAAGCTCTATTTGAGAACTTTGTCTGCCTTCTTCATTACTAAGAATTAGCTGTATTCTTTCTTTGTTACTTACCATTCAAGTCTACTCACATTTCCTTCTTTTACAACCTCTACTTTTTCTAGCAAAGGATGAGTCCATCCATGAGATACTACATAGGTGTTTAGATCCTCTTGTAGTAATACTTCTACCATTTTTTCTCTGCCACTATCATCTAGCACATTGATTACTTCATCAAGAAAAAGAATATTTATTCTTGACTTTGATATGCTACTCATCAATTTACGGATAGCTATTAGAGTAGCTGTATTTACTCTTGCTAACTCTCCAGAAGAAAGTGCAAGTATGTCTACAATGTTTTCATTGTCAGTAATTTGTACATTCAACTTATCGTTTGATACAATAAACTCAAGAGTAAATCTGCCATCAGATAGCTCTGCCAAATAAGTATTTGTCAATTCTTCTAGTTCTTTTACTAGATTTTCTATTTTGTATGCAAGAAGTCCGTTAGTACTAAATGCTTTTTTCAAAATTTCAAGGTTAGAATCTAACTCTTTTTGCTCATTGAGTATTTTTTTGGCTGTATTTAGCTTCTCCAAAAAACCATCTGTTTGAGCTTGAATAATTTCAATACGAGTATTATTTCTGGTTCTCTTTTCATTTTCTTTAGCAATCTTTTCTAGCTGTGCTTTTGCACTATTTAACCTCAGTCCTACTTCATGAATAGAGTCTTCTAGCTCTTCTTTATTTATTATTTCTTTAGGTAAGTCTTGATCTATACTTCTAAACAAATCTTCCCACTCCTTTTGGGATTTTTGTTTTCGATCAAACTCAGCATTATTTCTTTTTATTCTCTCTACAATATTTTGATTGTTTTTCTTTTGATACTCTGCTGCATCTATTCTTTTGATTTCTAAATTTATTAATTTTTCTTTAAATCCAGAATCTATTTCCTGCCCACAAGTTGGACACTTGTCCCCTAAACTTTCTAGTTTATTTATTAGGGCTTTTGATCCTTTAATAGTTTCTGTCATTTGTCCTATCATACGATTATTATCGTCATAAGACTCTTTTGATACCTCGATAGAAGCTATTTCATCAATATTTATTTTACTCAATAAAGCTTTATATTGATTATTTGTTAGAATTTTTTTGTTTTTTTCGGAAATATTTTCAAGCTCTATTGAAAGTGAACGGAATATCTTCTCATCTTCATCCGTGTCAATTTCAAAATTTAATAACTCTAGTAGTTCCATACCCTCTAAATTATTTGATTGTAACCATTTTTCAATGGTATTAATTTCTGAGCCTAACTCAATCAACTTGTTGGAAGATACTCTAGATGCCTCTTTAAATACTTCAAATAAATTTACATAGTCATCCAGGTGCAACAAATCTATTAGAAACTTTTTTCTATTTGTGTCTGTTGCAGTAAGAAACTGTAAACTTGCATTAGTATTTTGATAGACAAGCTGAGAGAATGTTTTAAAGTCAATTCCTATAATTTCTTGTATTGACTTATAAGTATTTGTGGCTGTATGACTAGAAATATCTTCCCCATTCTTTTCAAGTCTAACCTTAATATTACCACTTCTTTTAATATCAATTAGATACTCATTACCATCTTTCTCAAAAAGTAGCCAAATTGTATAGCCATTATTCATATACCTATTCGGTATATCAGCTTTCTTTATACCTTTTGAGTTTTTATTGTAAAGAGCTTCCTCAATAATTAACGGTATGGACGACTTGCCCATACCGTTAGTACCAATAATTTGTGTTACTATATTAGTATCGAGTCTCAAATTGTTATTTGGGCCGTAACTAAAGCAGTTATCCCAACTGAGCTGTTTGAGCGTAATCATTGTACGTTCCTAAAATATTTAATATCTGTTCATCCGGTACTTCTAAAATATAACGAAGATACTCTACTAATTCATCTTCCATTGTCATATCTTTATCAATAACTAGAGTTGCTTCTGTACTTCTTTTTATTACTTTTTTATCTAGTAACTCGGAGTTTTCTACATTTGCAAGCTCTTGTATATCACCCTCTATCTCGTATATCGTATGGTGATAGTTAGTAGGCACCATGTCTGCAGAATTTGTAACTGTTTTTCTTATCAACTGAGGTAAAGTAAACGGCCACCAATTCCACTCCCAAGTCTTGGGGTCAATAAGTAAGTATCCTGTCTCTACTTCTTTTCTATGAAAGGAAGTGGTCATAGGACTACCAGGATATACAATATTTCGTTGAGTATTACTATGTGCGTGTAAGTCTCCTGCAAATACTACAGGAAAGTCTGCAAACCTTTCTAAATCTACCTCTGGTTTTACATGTGGAGGTATTTCTCCTCTTACATGGGTAAATAGAGGTTTATTAGTATCAAAGTGCTCAATACTGCCCTTTCTATGCAGATCTGCATACGGCAATACTCCAAAACCTAAATCTTCATCAACATAGGAAATATCTACAATATTTACAAGAGGATTAATGTCTCTTGTAGGTTGCTTTAGCTGAGAGAAGAAGGTACGATTTTTACGAGTAGCTTCATGATTACCGTCAAATATAAGAGTTGGCTTTTTTACATTTCTTATAAAAGAAAAGTATAAAGCTAGTTCTTCCATACTTGGAATACGATCAAACAGGTCACCACCAATGATATGCATATCACAGGTGGCAGCCTGTTGGTGTACTTGGTCAAAAAACTCATTGTACCGCTTTACTGCCCACTCTACAGGCACATTCTTCTGTCCAAGTTTTATGTGCCAGTCGGCAGTAAATAATATCACGCTACGTTAAACTCATCTTCTAAAGTTTCATCAATCTCATCTGATCCGCTATCTCGTAGTCTATCCAAAAGCTCTTTCTGTGCATCTGGAGTTGGACGAGGCATAACTTCATCCATAGATTTTAGATCAGCTATGAGTTCCATTTGCTCTTCTGTGAGAGCACGAGTTTTGCACTTAAGTGCTTGTAATTGGTACTCTACATTGTAAGGAAGAGGGCCAGTTTTAACTCGCTTAAATTGAACATCCCATCCAGTCTCTGGATCTGTGGGATCTCCTAAGTCTTCTGCTGCGGTAATAATTTGTTCCCACAACTTCTTCTTAAGATTTACAACTTTGACTTGACCGTTGTCAATACATTGAGTTGCATAGCTCCAACCACATTTTAGATCGGGATAATACTCACGAACCCAATCTTTTTCTTTGTTGTTGAATGCTTCTTTGTTTCGATCAAATGACAAACACTCTAAAGGAATGTTTTTGTCATTTTCACCTTTTACCCAGTATACATACCGAGCAAGAATATCGCCTACAAGACGAAAGCTGTTATCGCCATCAGTGTACTGAAAGCTAGTAATACTTGATTTTTGAGCAGCACCTTTGTGCTGGTTGAATTTAATCGCCATTAGTGTATCTCCTTTGGATTGACTTCTTCGTAGCGGAAATGAATATATTCATTACTATCTACTTTAAGTAGCCTGTTTTGGTCTAGTATTTGTTCTGGATTTAATCCCGGCATCAGAACCATATTAAGGGTTGTGTCCTGTGTCGCGATAAAATCTGCTGCTGATCGTAGAGCGCACAAACTTATGTACTGTGCAACCTCACGATGCCGGTACTTATGAGAATGGTATAGAAGAATATCAGGATGTAGCATGAAACTCATCCCGGAAAAGTCTATCTGCGAATATCTATAGATTGGGTCATACTTGTTCTTTGGCACTTGTTTTTCAACAATCATGCGAAAGATTCGTACAACTTCGACCACACTCCCTTTGGAGTGGTCGTAGATTTTCGGCCAGTCAAATAAGAACATATAGTATACTAAAAATTAACCTTCATGTCAAGAACTATTTTTTTAAAGTTCTTTTATCTTATATCCCTGTTTCATATAATGACCCATCCTAGTAGAAGCTTGCCTTTTAGCAGTATTCCCTTTAAGATGTATATCTATAATCACTGGGTCTCTTTTATTTTCTTCTTTTCGTATCACTCGACCAATTAGCTGAGTAAGAAGAGGCTCATTATTAATTGGTGTCCCAAGAATGAGACAGCTAAGGTTATTGAGTGAGATTCCTTCAGAAAAGATAGCTTGAGTACCGAATAGGACTTTCTTTTTGCCCTCTCTTATTTCAGACATATACTTTTCTCTATCCTCATGCGAAACCTCACCCGTAACACATATTGCATCTTCTCCGACCTGTTCGGCGCATGCTTTCAAAAAATGCACTCGATCGCTTACTACCAATACCTTGTGACCTTTTGCGGCGTAGGCCGCTGCAGTCAAGGCTATGGTGTGACGATACTCATCATTATTTGCAAGAGCCGTTACACGATTTGCCCAAGGAGTTCTAGCTCCATCCATGAAGCGTACTTCCGAACGAAGAATGTGAACAGTCGGAGGCATAAAGTTTTCTTTTGGGGGCTTATAGACTGTATTACCAAAGTAATCACGAAAGACTACATGTTTGCCGTCTTTTCTTTCTATAGTCCCTGATAGTCCTATCTTATACCTTGCATAGTTTGTATCAATTATTTTTGAAAACGTCGGAGACGAGACATGATGCATTTCATCCAAGATGACTGTCCCAAATATACGACGTATCTCTGGAATATTACGGTAAAGAGTTTGAGTATTGCCAATAACCACAGGGCTAGAAGTATCGAAGCTCCCACTTCCAATAATACTTGGCTTAAATCCATAGACTTTTTCTACCTCTTTTGCCCACTGATTTCTTAGTGGGACTGTGTGGGTTACCACAAGTGTTTTCTGACCAAGCTTGCCAGCTATTGCAAGACCTGTAAAAGTCTTGCCCCAACTGACCCACGCGTTAATTATAGCGTTGTCTTCAATTGAATCATAAACAGCCTGCTGACTTTCTCGTAAATCAAACTTGAAGTCAGGAAAGTCAACGGGTTTGTTTTCTCGCTTATCAACTATTTCATAGTCTTTTGGGATTAGATCCATTCTTCCAACAGGTATACTAACAAGATCCGTTCTTATTCGTGACATATTTTTTATCACAAAAGGCGGATCTGTAGGATTGTACGAAGGAATAGTATAAGTTAGTTCTTTATCTAAAACGTCTTTATATTCCTGCGTTACTTCCAAGTATATTCTGTTACTTACTACTGCCTTCATAATCCCAAATCAGTTTTAGCGGTTATATAATTCTTTACGAAGTCACTTCGTACTATGTCTTTTATCTCAAACTCTACAAGATCAAACTGATCCATTGCTTTGAGAACTCGTATAAAATCTTGTAGACCATTCTTCTGCAAGTCTGCCTGTCGGAAGTCTCCACAAAAAATTACTCTACAATCTTCGCCTACTCTAGTTATAATTGAATCCAACTCATGGAATGACATATTCTGGCATTCATCAATTACAATTACAGCATTTTTTAATGTTATTCCACGAATATAGGAAGTAACCATGAAATGTACTAAATTTTTTGTTTTTAGTATTTCATAGGCATCACCTCTCTGAAATAACTCTACAGCAATATCTTTGTAGGGTTCTTCATAGACGGACGCTTTTTCTTTTTCATTCCCCGGCAGGAATCCTATGTCTCTTGTTGGAACTGCACTCCTTATGATTATAAGCTGTTTATACAGCCCTTTTATCATATCATCAAAAGCTAAATAACAAGAAATAAAAGTTTTACCTGTTCCGGCAATGCCGTGTAAAACTAAATTCTTTTCACTCTCAAATGCATGCACTTGATTTTTAGTTAAAGGTTCTACTTCTGCTAATGTTAGACTTGCTGCTGCAAGTGTTTTGCTTCTTCTATTTGGCATAATTATTATACTTTTCTTCGAGTATTGGATTTTTCAAACTCGGAATACTCATAGAGCATCCAAGGTATTCCACTCAGATGTAACACACCTGCCCATGAAGTATCAGCATTGGGCGGGCGCGGTATTTTGAAAGGAAAGTTTACTCCTTTCAGCCATACGACAGAGGCAGAGTTTTTACGCTCTATCTTTCGTATTTTGTAGTACTTTAGAGATGCTGAGTGAGTCTTCTCATAGAGAAAAGGTATTCCATCATTATCTATAAAAGCACTTTTTGTGTGTTTTATAAGTCCCAAGGTATCAGCAATACTGCCCTTGAGCTGTAGTAAGTCGCGAAAAGGTGTCTGTAATCTTCTCAGTCCGAGAGTCTTACCCTTCATATTCTTATCGTCTACTAATTTCTTTTCTATAAACAAAAGCCCGTCATGCTCCTCCCAGTCGGAACTGGGAAGAACAAAGACAGGAAAAGTTATTCTACTAAGAGTTTTGTAAGTAATCACCATACATTTTTTCAAACTTGCCTAGGGAATAGTCGTCATGCACATCAAAATCACAGCCAACAGGAGCACCTGAGATAGATATACCTCTATC